CTCGGTACTATCATGACAGAACGTCAGGATGTGACCGACGAGGAGCTCACGTTGAGCTTGTGTTGCTCTTTTGGAGAACACAAATTCGACGTTGGCCAGATTCTCCCCGACTTTCAGGGTAGGATCCGTGCCGTCCATCACAGGATGCACAAGCTTCACTTGCACTCGCGCGACTTGGCTTCCCTTGACCGGTTGACGGACGCTCATGGTCATTTTGTAACGAGCGTCTAGGACGCTGTTCGCAGTGTACCAAATTGCGACTCCGTTCGGATCGATCTGGGAAGGGACGTAGTTGACTGGACCGGTCTCACCCGTGAGGGTGCCGTCCCAGTTGCTACCGACTATGGTGGCGAAAGCCGACACAAGAATACTCCTACTTAGTGCTACTGAGTTGGAGGAAAAGCGCAACCGCAGAATTGATGTGGCCTTTTGAGATGGGATTCTTTAACGTCGGAAGCGGGACATCTGGAAGCGTTAAAACTTCGCGCTTACAGTAAATAGTCTTACGCGTAGACGTAAAAGAAAGAAACTCCCAAAACAGGTACCCATCAGTCCCTCTGTCTGACCCAAACGTTGTAATGAATGGATGTTCAGATGGAGTCACGCCGTTGAAGTGATGCAAAGTCGTATAGCGTGTCTTCTGTTCAACAATGAAGATCGTTTTATATGACTCTTTTACCACTAAACCGTCTAGGGCTGCAAGCGAACTAAGCCAGTTACCGATCGGCAAGAACCAATCGACAACAAAACTTAGAGGCAGCAGTTCCCAGGCGATATTTGCTGGGTTAGTGAAGCCCAGAGTAGCTGCTTGTCGCTTAAAGAGACGAGGGATCGTAAAACTCGTGCCATACTTCACACGAATAGTCGCTTTCCTTATCTCATAAGCTCCGGAGTTAGCAAAGGGCGAACTCGTCCCGTAGAGAGTTGTGCTCTCCTTGGTAAAGCTCTGCTTTGCATGCCCGTTGGATTTAAACGGCGCACTTCGCAGGACGTACTCTGCGAGATGCTCAGCGGCGCCTTGTAGGTCGCCGATTAATGGTTTAATTCCATACTTCCACGCGAGGAAGTCGCTCGCCGCACCCTTTGGGGTGGTAGGGAACAACACCTTAAACGCAGCCAACACTCTTCCTTTCCGAAGATCGGAAAGAGATTTAGCAATACGTTTAGCTATATCGGCTATTTGATTCACCGTTTTTAGCCCTTGTGAAAGTTCCACCGCCA